AACCGAGTGCTATGACACTTGGAACAAACGCATCGGGAGTAATTACAAGTGTAAGCGGTATCTCTTTCTATGCTTATGAATTATTGCCACAAGGTAAAAATAACTTTACCGAAACAATCAATTCAAACGCAGAGGTAGGTACTTTATTTTACACTCAACTATTGAGTTTAGAATTTACCAAGTTAACGCAAGCAACAAGAAACAAATTGGCCACAATTGCCAAACGTAGAAACGTAGTAATCGTAGAGACACACGATGGCACTTTCTTTATGTTAGGCGAAACCTATGGATTAGAATGCTCAGGAGGTACTGCTTTAAGTGGTGCTGCTATGGGCGAGTTTCAAGGGTATCAGTTAGCTTTAACTGGTATGGAGAAGAATCCAATGGACCAAGTAGCTGCATTGTCAGCATTCACAGTGATTTAGTTTTTGTTAGTTGTAATAATGTGTTTTAAGAGGCTACTTTCGGGTAGCCTTTTTTATTATATTTAGTCTAAAGTATATTTAAAGATATGGTAATACTTCAAGATGGAGCAAATAATGTGATTTTAACCTTAACGGAAAAAACTACAATATCCAATCCTTACTATTTATTTGCGCTTAGTTCGATTCAAACGAATCAGACGATATATTTTATGGCAACTGATATTTCAAGCTACAAGGAGCGTTATAATAAGTTCGTATGGACTATTAAAACTAATCCTAACAATAATAATGGAGAGTTCTTATTACCTATCGAGGGACTTTATAGCTACACTGCATATCAATTAAGTACACCAAGTTTAATACCGCCACAAGGTGCTATAATATTAGAGGTAGGAAATGTTCAATATGGATATTCAGAGCAAAGCCTAACCATTTATAATTTACCAACAAACGAAATCAAGATTTATGAGTAGAATACAATTCGCAGGGATGGACATTGATAAGTACAAAACGCCCGAGTTCTATCAAGAGAAGAATAAAAAGTACGTTAATTATGGCTCAGATAATCTCTATCCATTATACCTTGTGGACTTATTTAATAGGTCAGCAAAACACAACGCTATCTTAACAGGTAAACAGACCTATGTATATGGTGCGGGATTGGAAATGGAAGGAACTTGGAACTTATTTACCAACGCAAATAGATTTGATTCGTTGGATGAGATTTATAATAAGTGTATTTTAGATAAGTTATTGTATGGTGGTTATGCTTTACAGATTATTTGGGATAGAGTTGGCGAATCAATAGCCGAGATTTACCACATGGACTTTTCTAAGATTCGTTCAAACGTAGATAACACAGAGTTTTATTTCTCAAATGATTGGGTAGACCCGAGAGCAAAAACCAAATCTTATAAGGTATTCAATCCCGAAAAAAAGGTAGGAACTCAGATTTATTATTATAGAGATTATAGACCCGCAACGGCTACTTATCCTTTACCTGAGTATATTGGTGCGATTCCTTACGTTGAGTGTGATGTAGAGATAGCTAATTACCATAGAAGTAATTTACACAATGAGTTCTTTTTTGGTGGTATTCTTTCGTTCAATAATGGAGAGCCTACACAAGATGAGAAAGACGATTTAGTTCGCAGATTAAATAGAAGGCACAAAGGAACAGACAACGCAGGCAGATGGATTATAAACTTTAGTGATAGAGTAGACAATGCGCCAACTGTTATTCCTATTCAACCAAATGAATTAGACAAACAATTTGACCTTCTTAATAAGCAAGTTCAAGAGGAAATATTCGTAGCTCATAAGATAACTTCGCCTATGTTCTTTGGAATTAGGGTAGAAGGTCAATTGGGCGGAAGGTCTGAAATGATTGATTCTTTTAAGTTATTTGAACAGAATTATGTAAAGCCTATTCAACAACATTTCGAAGTGTTATTTACTTATTTGGCTAATCAATCGAAAGCAACTGCGACAATTGAAGTGAAGCCTTTGGAGATGTTTAAACCTACGTTCACAGAGCAGACTTTACTACAAATAGCTACACGACCTGAGATGAGAGAAATGGCAGGTTTACCGCCTGAGCCTGAGGTTCAAGAGGTTCAAATGAGCGGTCAAGAATGGGAAAAGGAAATCAGAATCTTTGCTGAATTTGGCGAAAGTGCAGACTTATACGATGAGATAGAATCTCGTAAAGTTACGTTTAGCGATGACCACTACGAATTTGAAAGCCATTTAGAGTTTAATGAAAAGGAGTTATTCGCTAAGATATACGAGCCAACAGAGGTTGAAAAAGAGTTATTAGATATAGTTAAGAAGAATCCCTTGTTAAGCAAAACCGAAATCGGTAAGATAATGGGTTTGAGCGAAAGTAAAGTTAAAGAGTTAGTAGTAAACTTAGAAAAAAACAAGGTCTTAGGAATTACGGAAGGTGCTTGGAATATCTTAACTCCTCCTCCATCTGCTTCGATATTAGATAGAGTTTCAAAAGAGTTGGATTCTTTTAAAGTTAAGTACAAATATACTGGCCCTCGTGATTCTAAGAATAGAGATTTTTGCAGAGCGTTATTAAACTTAAATAAAGTTTACACTCGTGCAGAAATTGACAAAATAAGTAGTATAGTAGATAGAAATGTTTGGACTAAAAGAGGAGGTTGGCAGACTGTGAAAGGAACAGACATTCACTTGCCTTTTTGCAGACATCAATGGAGTTCGGTTTTAGTAAAAAAGAAGTAATATGTTAAACGCAACAGTCTTATTTATAGGGGAAGCAGCACTAAAGCAAGAGAGTGTTATTAGTGAGAATGTAGACCCAAAATTATTGATACCTACTATTAAGGAGGTTCAAAATATTTATATCCTACCATTATTGGGAACGGCTTTGTATAACGAGTTAATAAGTCAAGTAAGTGGAAACTCAGTTAGCGCAGATAATCAAGTTTTATTACAATCATACGTTCAGCCTACAATGATTAAATATTGCGTTTATGAGTCTATGTTGGATTTAAGTTTTAAGTTTCAAAATAAGAACGTGGCTACTAAATCGAGTGAGTTTAGTCAGCAAGCGAGTTTGAATGATATTCGATACTTAATGGATAAGGCAATTAATAGGGCGCAATATTACGCAGAGAGAGTTACCTTATACCTAATGGCTAATCCAAATAAATACCCTGCGTATTTAAATCAAGGAAATGCGGATGTATCTACTATCTACCCAACTGCGAGAAACTACTCAAATGGAATGTATTTAGGTGGTGAAATAGATTGCGATGAAATACCTGCAAGGATAAAATATCAAGGAAACAACCCTAAACGATGGTTATCATGAGAAAATCAGGAAGTAAGAATAAGACAAACGTAGAGAAATTAAAACAATTTGTAAAAAAATATGAAGGTCACTTTAAATCAGTTGATAGCCAAGTTGCAAACAATAGCAACAAATCACGAGCAAATAAATAGCTTTTTTTTTGGTGATATTGCTGACTTAGGAACTGAAAGTCCTATGCAATACCCTGTATTATTTGCTGATGTAGCACCTTCAAACTTTTCTTACAAGGTAATTGCTTTGAATTTTCAGTTAATGGTTATGGATATAGTTAAAAAGGACTTATCTAATGAGAATGATGTAATGAGTGACACTTTACAAATGATAGAGGATGTAATAATAGAACTAAGAAATCCGAGCGAGGTATTTTTAATTCAAGATTCAATCACTTTAACCCCTTTTATGGATTCTCAGGGCGATGAAGTAGCGGGGTGGACTGCTAATATAACCTTAAATGTTCCAAGCACATATAATTCATGCGCAGTACCTTCAAATTAAAATAATAACAAAATAAAATATTTAAAGATATGACAGATTCAAACAAGATTTTAGGTGGCAATGGAATGCGTTTAATTGATGCAGCTACCACAGGACATAGATTTTTCTGCTTAGTAGTTAATACTGAGTGCGTGTTAAGCGTTTTAACAAGCGCAGGCGGTCAAAACTTGCTTACCCAATACAATCTATCAGGTAAAACTTTGAGCGCAGGAACAGTTATTCCTATGTTTAATGGCGACCCAATCGCAGCAGTAACACCATCAAGCGGTTCAGTTATCGGATACGGATATAGGGAGGTTTAATTTATGGCAATTGGAATCGGAATCGGTCTACCATTTGGCAAAAAAGCAACACCCAACCCAGTTGCACAAGCACCTGTTAACACAAGTCCGCCCGTAATTTCACCTGAGGGTAATCAGGTTATTGGCACAGTGTTCACAAGTGGCAATGGTTCATGGTTTGCGACAAGACCTTTAACTTTTGAGTATAGATGGACACGAAACGGAACGCCAATTTCGGGTGCGACAAGTCAAACTTATACAAGCGTAACGGCTGATGAGGGGCAAACTTTAAGATGTGAAGTAAGAGCAACAAATGCGTTTGGAGTATCTTCATATATAGCGAGTTCAAATTCATCTACGGGCGTATCGTTACCAGTGAACACAGTAGCACCAACATTAAGTCCAAGCGGAACGCAATCAACAGGTACAGTAATTACTTTAGGTAATGGAACTTGGACAGGAACAAGCCCTATTACATTTGAATACAGATGGACTAGAAACAACGTAGTTATAGCAGGTCAAACAAATAATACCTACACTATAGTTGCGGGCGATGATGGCACTGTTATTAAAGGCGAGGTAAGAGGGGTAAATGTAGCAGGAGCTTCGGCTTATGTGGTAACTTCAAATCAGGTAAATGCGGTAGATGCAGTTCCACTAGTTTGGGGTACAGCATCTTTACAGAATTGGGGTACTGCAACTTTAGAAAATTGGG